CTATGCTGGTTCATACAACATTGCTATTAATTGTATGTTAATTGACCCAGCAACAAATCTTTGGGTGATGGAAGGTCAAGGTTATAACTTTGGGAGTAACACTGCCAACTCTGGTGGTAGTATGGCACACTCTGCTCTAGGGGCTAATAAACCCATCACAGGGTTTAAGATGTCTTCTGGTTCAGCAAATCAATTTAATGTTACTTCAATGAAATACGGTTACAGTTATAGTGTATAGGACATAAAAAATGGCAATTAGAAAAATTATATCAAGAAGTATCGGAGTAGATGTTATCGCTGCAGAAGATTTGGCGAACAACTCTATTACGACTGCTGAAATCACAGACGGTGCAGTAACACAGGCAAAAATTGCAAGTAGTGTTGAGTTGGGCGTTGGTGCATTCTTAGGAGACAACTCATCTGGTGCTTTGCGTGGTGACACGACAAACGGTAAAAAAGATATTTTCAGAGTTCACGAACAAGAACTAAACACAAACGTAACAATACCATCAACGGACAATGCTCTTGCAGCAGGCCCGTTGTCAATCGCAAACAATATCACTCTCACTGTTAGTGGTAACTTGACAATCGTATAGGGGATAGAGAATGGCATCAACATTAACAGTAGACACTATCGTAGGGGCAACAAGTGCTAGTAAAGTTCATGTTCCTGCCCATGTGAAGAATGTAGTTTCTACAAAATTTGAACCAGTATTTACCTTTGCTACTGCGGCATGGAGTAATATTTCTGCATCTGGTCAGAGTTTATCTGCAACAATTACTCCATCATCAACAAACAGTAAAATATTGATTTTTGTTACTGTTCCAATAATAGGAAATGATTCTTCTAGTGGTGTTGGACTTGCTCTGAAAAGAGACTCAACACTGATTGGACAAGGAACATCTGGAACTTCGGTAAATTCTATTGCAGTGAAGTATTCTGTAGATGTAGGCGATTACGCTGGCACCGCTTTTCATTTTTTAGATAGTCCATCATCAACATCATCAATTGTCTATCAGGTTGCTGCATGGGCATCATCAGGAACAACTTGTTATATTAACAGAAGAAATGGTGATACATACTGGGGTGCTCCAGCAAACATTACAGTTATGGAGATTGCACAATGAGTACTTTATTAGTAAATAATCTAAACACTGCAACTGGTACAACGATTACAATTCCTACTGGTAAGAAACTCGTTGTGACTGATGAGGGTGGACTTGCAGTGCCTGGCACTGTAGTTCAAATGGTTGAAGGAGCTGAGTTTCATACACAAACGGATGTTACTGCTACAAGTTATTTTGACCTTGGATTGTCCGTAACAATAACACCAAAATTTTCAACAAGTAAAATATTTGTAATGACGAATGTGCATTGTTATTTGAACGGCACTGGATTTATTGCTTTAAGAGTAATGAGAGGTTCAACTGAAGTTGTGGAAGCACCAAGAGCACTTGGTTGGCAAGATAACTCATCTGCTATGGTTAATGTAACTAAGTTAGATTCGCCTGCAACAACAAGTTCTACTAATTATAAGATTCAAGTAAAAGCAGTAGGTATTTCTAACACGCCCCGTATAAATGATGGTGGTGGGCCATCAAGAATTACTGTCATGGAAATTGCACAATAAAATGATTAAACAGGAGAAAAAATAATGGCAACAGTAACAGACGCACTACGTGCTCTTGGAGTCACAGAATGGGTTCTTAGAGGCGACCCAACAGACGCAGACGAATTTGGAGCAATGTTCCGTAAGGTGACAGGAACAACTGATGATGGTTCTGCAATCGAATCAGACAATGCTAAAGATTGGGGGGTTACTTGGGCACAAGTACAAACTAAACAGTCAGAACTAACTGCGGCAGAACCTCTTGCTGCTTTAAGAGCAGAAAGAGACAGATTGATTGCTGCAACTGATTGGTGGGCAAGTTCAGACTTGACTATGACAGATGCACAGACTGCTTACAGACAAGCACTTAGAGATATCACAGATGACGCAAATTCACTTGATGACGTAACATGGCCAACTGCCCCATAGGTATGAAATGTCACAAACTGATATTATAGATAATGTTTTAGGTGTAACAGATATCGTGGAGAATGTAACTAAAGATGTATCTCCACCTAAACCTGTACTTGTTCCTGAAACAAAAATGAATGAAGAAGACGTAGATAATGATTATAAATATCAGAGAGAAAACTTTTATAATCTGATTGAAAGAGGACAGGATGCAATTGATGGTATCCTAGACCTCGCAAGAGAATCAGAACACCCACGCAGTTATGAAGTTGCTGGGAATTTAATTAAACAGGTCGCAGAGGTTACAGAGAAACTAGGTGACTTACAGGGTAAGATGAAGAAACTCAAAGAAGTTCCTAACTCTGCACCTAAGAATGTAACGAATGCATTATTTGTTGGTTCAACTGCTGAACTGCAAAAGATGTTAAAAGGGAAATAGATATGCCATTAACAAGAATTAAACAAACGGCAATTGGTGCAGACAGTATTACTAGTCCTAAACTTGCACATAACTTAGATTTCGATGGCCAGTTTATTCGTGTACCTCATGGTACAACCGCTGAACGTCCTGGCAGTCCTGCTGCTGGTTATATGAGATTTAATACCACAATAGGAACACTAGAACAGTGGAATACTGCAACTAACTCTTGGCAGGCAATCGATAGTCCTCCAATTCTTAGTAGTCTTGCATATGCTGGTTCTCTAACTGGTGCAAACCCTGCTGGTAGTGAGACAATAACTCTTACTGGAATAAACTTTAAGGCAGGCGCAACGGTGACTATCGGTGGAACTTCTGCTACTTCTGTTTCTATTGCTAGTTCAACTTCTATTACATTTACAACACCGGCAAAGACTGCTGGAGATTATGATGTTACAGTAACAAATACAAACGGACTTCAAGCAACACTATCGAATGGTATTTCTTATAATGGTTTGCCTGCTTTCTCTACTGCCGCTGGTAACGTAGGTTCTATTTCAGAAGATACTGCAATGTCAACGATTACTATTGTTGCCGCAGAACCAGACGGTGGAACACTTGCATATTCAGTTACTTCTGGTGCATTACCAACTGGTGTTTCTTTGGGTTCAGGAAATGGACAACTAACTGGAACTCCTAATGTAAACTTGGCATCAACTACGACTTTCAACTTTACTGTTACTGCAACTGATGATGAGAACCAAACAAACGCTCGTGCATTTAACATTATCGTTCTTCGTCCTGTTTATTCTACACCACTTGCAAAATCTCTAAGGTTTGATAGTTCTCAAAGCACTAAGTTAACACGCACACCTTCTTCAGCATCTAACCGTAGAACTTTTACTTTTAGTTTTTGGGTTAAACGAGGAAAACTGGGAGCTAATCAGGGAATGTTTGGTGCTGAATCATCTGGTAATAGATTTGTTATTGGGTGGGGTTATAGTAATAATGACAGCGCACGTTTTTATAGTCAATCCCCTGCTGCCGAGATTTATACAAATGCAAAATTTAGAGATACATCGGCCTGGCAACACATGGTCTGGTCAGTTGATACTACACAAGCAACTGCTGCTAATAGAGTTAAACTGTATATAAATGGAACACAAATAACCTCTTTTACCACGGCAACATATCCTTCACAGAACGCTGATTTTTCTGTAAACAATAATATTGCTCAGTATATTGGTTCGTGGGCTGCTGATGGTAGTGCGTATTTTGATGGATATCTTTCTGACGTACATTTTATTGACGGCCAAGCACTTACTCCAACAAGTTTTGCAGAAGAATATTATGGAGTATGGACTCCGAAAGCATACTCTGGTTCATACGGAACAAATGGATATCAATTAAAGTTTGGTACTACTTCTGCACTTGGTGACGATACAAGTGGAAACACAAATGATTGGACTTCAGCTGGACTTGTTGCCAGTGATTCTATGCCAGATACACCTACTAATAGCTTTGCAACATATAATCCATTAATTCTAAGACGAGATGTTACTTCAACTCTTCCAGAATTTACAAAGGGTAATCTTAAAGCATCATACGCTAACGCTGGTGGAAACCAAACTTATAGTTTTGGAACAATAAGTAACACTTCTGGAAAGTGGTACTATGAAGTTTACATGACTGCAACAGGTTCAAATACAACAGTTGGTATTGGTAGTCAGAGAGATATAGACGCAAATAACTCTGATAATGTAATTTACAGAAATACTGGTGCAGTATCTACAACCGCTGGTGGTTCTAAAAATAATGATGGTGCATCTTTTGCTACTGGAGATATTATTGGTATCGCTTATGACTTAGACAATGGTACAGTAAAATTCTACAAAAATGGAACTTTGACATCAACTGTTACAGGTATGACCACTTTAGGTTATAACAAACAATATCTTCCTTATACAAGAGGTACAACTTCTGAAAATAATGTTGTCAACTTTGGACAAGATTCTACCTTTGATGCAAATACTACTGCTGCAGCAAATGCTGACGGTAATGGTATAGGAAACTTTAAGTACGCAGTGCCTTCTGGACACCTTGCGCTTTGTTCTAAGAACTTGCCAGAGAGTACAGTGAATACTAGTTCAGATGATAGACCAGAAGATTACTTCAATACTGTGCTTTATACTGGTACTGGTTCTCCAGCAGACCATACTCTAGGGTTTAAGCCTAATTT